GGACCATTGCCTCGTTGATAGTATTTAACAATAGATTCGTTTTTATTACTATTCTCACCAAAATCCATTTTGGTCATTAGCAAAAGCTCTTCAGAAATTGCACCAGTATTAGCCCAAGAATCCAAACTATTATTTAGATCGATATAATGAAATTTGTGATTAGAACTATCTGATTCACCTAAAACTAAATATTCTTTACTGCCACTAACGGTATTTGTGATCGATGTAATTCCCCGCCAGGTATGATTAGATGTCTGTGAAGGTATACCGCTAACAGTTGAAACAGCATCGGAAGATGTTATTTTAAATAATTCACCTTCTGTTGGAATTAATAAATAAAGATCTCCAGTATTCGCCTCATAAAAAATTCCACTATTGTGAGTATCACCACCTAACCATGAGCTTAATGCAGTATGGCCACCTACACCAGTTTCTACTACAGTACCATTGCTTTGTACAGTATATTTTACAATTGCATTATAATACACTGTTGGACTTTCTGCTTCAGCAGAATAAAAAACATATATTGCATTATTAAAATTAATTATGTCATTAACATAAAATGTCGAATAAGCCTTAAACTGATTATATAACGTGGTATTCAGTTCAGCAGTTGTAGAGCCTACAGTAAATTTTATTCTACCATCACTGCCAGAGTTATAACTGTACATACATAATACTTTGCCGTTTAAAGCAAGTAATGCAATATTGGTAAAACTGGATATACCAGCAGAAGCATTGGTGTCTACATTAAGATGTGTACCATGTTTACCGCCCATCGTTTGATCTCTAAGACCAGTATCGGATGCCGTAGCAAAAAAGCTACCACACCAGGCTGTAGCACTATCTGTATTAATAAAATGTTTATTTGATGTTTTATAGGTAATGTCATCGTAAATATCTGTACTTGCAATTGCGGAGTTACTATTATCCTTTACGCCTACGACCATGATGTTATCGCCCTGGCTGTATCCAGAATCCGATGCCGTCTGAAAGTATAGTATATTATCCTCTACTTGCAGATGGTCATTAACTGCGGGTACATCTGGATCATACCAAAATAATTTAACTTGTTTGGTACTGCTATCAATTAATACCAGGATATAACGATGTTCTGTCGTTCCCAGCTTTTCAGATATAAATGTAAATACGTTATAGACCACATAAGAGCGGGATAATTTTGTATTAAGAGCAGTTAATAGAAAATTAGGTACATTAGAAGGTTGACCAGCTCCAAAGGTTTTCTCCAGCTTTCCATCCCGAATGCGGAGATTCTCCATGTTTTGAGCAATGTGTTCTGGGAGATCTTCTACATCTACGTTGGTGATTACCCCACCAAAATCTGAAATATCAATAAATTCTGCCATTAAATATTATTATTTGGATAAATAGGATCAACTAAGCTATTTGAAGAGCTGTGATCAAATGGTAAGCCTACCCCTACAACTTGCGTTGCTGGATTCTGATTATATCTGCCAATCATCTGATAAGCTCTTTGTTCTGCATCTTGCTTACGTGCTTGGTTATTCGATAGTCTCCACAGCTCTGCTTCAGCAAGTTCTACTAAAGCATCGTGAAAGATAGCATTTAGATCACTATCAGTAGCTGGAGACGTTGCCAATGCTGTTGGCTCTTTAATAAAGTAACAATCCACATTTGCAGAAACATTATAAATATATATTCTGTTTTTAAAAACGAAATACACTGGCTCTGTCGCACTAAAAGCATAGTAGCCTGTTGTGAAATCTTTGGCCATATCAAAGGATATTTTGCGTATAAAATTGCTATCAACTACCCGAACACCTAATACACCCAATGCCCCACCAAATGGCGTAGAATCAAGCGTTGAATTGTTGGGTGCAAAAAAACGCTTAAAATGCGTGTCTACATCGTTATCTGTTGAAAGCGTTATATTTTTCTTAATGACTTGTAAATCTGTTAATAAATGAGGATTTAAAAGCTGTATTAGCTTATCCTGTGCAATGTTTAAGTAACGAAGTTTTAATGTATCACTAAAAAGATCCCCAGAGGTATCTTCCAGGCGATCTCCTAATACTGTTAACATGGTTGCTGTGGTCATATTTTCTCCAGGGTTACCAGCCCCCACCGAATGATGAGGGCTGTAAGATTAAACAACTATATACTAACCGTAAGGTGCATAAGCTGGTGAAGATTCAAGACCAGTGATCACACAATGTGCCCTACGATTTGTAACCGCAAGGTTTCCATAAGTGTGAACCTTCTGAACAAAGGTATTACTCTTTGTATCTTCAATCATATCCCCAGCAGTGAATTTTGCACCAGAGTTGAAGAACATATAGAGATAATTTGTGTTCAAAAAGTAGATACGACCATCATATCCATAACGGTCATTAGAATCATCAGCTACATCCTGTTGAGATACCATATCTTGATCAGCGACAATATCAATGCCTCTGAAATTAAGAGCAGTAAAACCCATAGAACCCATACGCTCACTCATTTTGGAGCCAGTCTTTCTTGGATCAATTTCGTTCTCAATTAGGTCATAGATCTCCTGTGGACATACAATTACATCTGGATTTTCGCCAGTATAGCCACGAGCATTCGCAACACCACGAGCTAAGATCTTTAAGATGTAAGTATCTTTAGAAGAATCAACCATATCAGCTTTTGAAATATATGCACCAGCACCAGCATCGGGTGAATCATCTGCAATGTTTCCTGTATCACCAGAAAAAGATGCTTGAGAAAGCACTGGAGTTTTCCACCAGGCATTAGAACCAGGTGCAATACCGCCAACTGTAGATGAATCATCACACAATACACCAACAGGGTTAAATGCATCAGTAGCTAAAGAAGTAGCAAAAAGATTTTGAGCAACCTTTTTCTCCAGAGATTTCTGAAGGTTCTTTACCTTTGCACCAACAATGTTCTTAATAGCCTGTGGACTATTCATTAACAAGGTTTCTTCCTTTGTTAAAAGAAAGTGACCAGTTAACATAGTTGGATTATACGATGCAGTCTTTGCAATTTCAGCTATTGCTGGAGTATAAGACTGACCAGATGATGTTCCGAGTGTATGTTGGTCACCCCAGACAGAAGCACTTCCATCTGCATATTCAACTGGTACTACGATTTCACGACCATTAAAGGTCTTTGCCTTTGATTTCAACAGAGCAAGTAATGGATGAGATTTTTTAAAGATCTGATCATACAAAACTGGCATATAATACTGCTGAATAAGGGCACTTAAAGATGCGGATCCTGTTCCGCTTACTACGATATTAGACATTTATTATGTCTCCCTATTTTTCACGAGTTATTAAAAAATGAAACAACATCGATATCTTCATAAGAAGATACTTTTTTCTGAGCATCTCCTTTCATACCGACATTCTTCTTTACATTTACAGGAACACTCGGCTTTGGTTTAGCTTCAACTGGGTTAGACTGCATTTTATCGAAGTTCATAATTTTGTATGCTTCTTCGGGTGTTAACAGTTTGTTATGATCCTGTTGTTGCTGTACGGCAAAATCAAGCACTTTATCGATCTCTGCATCGTTCAATGAAAACTTAGAACGAAGTTCATTTAATGATCGATCCAGCTCTACTTCTGCTTGTACGTTAGCCAATTGTTCTTGTGCTTCTTGCAGTTGGTCTTGATAGGGATTAGGTAGATCCTGGTTATTCATCTTTAGGGATTGTGCAAACAATTGCCCCGCTTCTTTACCAAGTTCATCCTCAATGGCTTCCTGTATAGTTTCAGCGAAGTCTTGATTGTCCTTTACCTTATCAATTAGCTGTACCAGTGGCTCAACTGCTCTTCTCTGATCAGACAATTGTTGAGCTTTTTCCGTATTGGACTTGCTCCAGTCATGTCTGTTCAAAGAATCTTTACGCCAAGATTCAATATCGTCAATAGAATACCGTGAGCCATCATCTAATTCATAGACAAAATCCTCATCTGAAGATTTTTCTTCACTAACCGCTTCGGTTTGCTCTGGTTCTGTTTCTGATACTTCTTCTGGTTCAGCTTTATTTTCTGCTGTTTCAATAGACTCTGTAGTCTCAGCCTGTTCTGTAATCTCTTCCTGGGTGGATTGCTCTTGAGGCTCTTGCCCTAAGAGTTCTCCAGGAATAGAAATATTGTCGTAGCTATCTGTTGATTCCAAAGGCATTGCCTCTGGACTTACAGAATAATTTCCTACGTTTAAATTTTCGGATTCGGGGGTTACATCTAAGTTAGTTGTTCCCGCTATGTTGATTTCAGCCATTTTAACTTCCTTTCAGTTGGTCTTTCGACACTGGTTTTGTTGCAAAAAACATAAGTAGCACGGTGCGATCACCCTTGTGCGGTTCTACCTTATGCTTTAATGGTTTATCATGTTTTCCAGCAGAGTACATTACCCCACTTAAATAATGGTTATGAACGATCACCTCTTGATCATCAATTAAAAACTTTAACTCTCCGCCTGTAAAACTATCTGGATCAGATAATAAAGCAGATGTACCAATTCGACACCAGGCCATATGGTTATCTACCAGCTCTCCATTCTCTTCTTTACATCCATCATAATGCCATTTATGTCCTTTTGGTCTTGTTTCTACACGCCAATAACTTGGAGCAGACAGTATTAATTCCTGGTCATCTACAGCAGATTGATAGCGTTTTGCTATCTTTTCAATAATTTTGTGAGAAAAGTTGCTACTTTTATGCCCTAATTTGCCCACATCCTTTAGATCTTGAACTTCATCGAGGTTTACTATGCCTAATATTTGGTGCATTTAGTTAATAACCCATTTTGCTACGATTTTTGTAAATATTTGGTGCATTTATTTTTTACGACCATATTTTTTACGACCTAACATTGCATCACCGTCTGTTACTGGCTGACCACTTTTAGACACATAAGAAGATTTAAAAGGATATTCTCTTCCTTTTTTATCTTTTCCAACTCCCCCCGCAGTTCTTACTCTTTCGATATTGCGAAATTCTTGGTCTTGATTTGTTCTTTTAAAATGGGGTTCACCCTTATCAATATTTGACTTTAAAGCTGGTGCATCTTTACGTTTTTTCTTTTTCATTAATGCTTTTTTATAGGCTTCTTTGCCTTTCTTTGTATAAGCGTACTTTTTTCCATTTAACTTTGGCATTATTTATCTCCTTTTAAATTTTGACGGACAATTAGAAAACATACCGATCAAGCCCTTGATTCTGGCATTTGTTCCATCTCACCTTGTCCGCCAACCATATTTGTAACGGTCATAATTCTTTCTTGCATTTCTGGTGGTAGCATTTGAAAAACCTCAGTCTCTAATAGGCCAGGGTTCTGCATTGCCATTTGTGCTAATGCTTCCTCTGCACTTCCGCCTACACCTTCTTGCATTGCTTGTTCAGCTAACATAGCAAACTGTTCTTGCATTTGCTCAGTTTGTTCTATCTGCTGTTGTGGTGGCATTTGCTGATTACGTACATACCAGTTCTGTATTACTTGCTGTTTATCTGCAATATTTAATGCGTTGACCACTTCTTCAATGCCGTAAACACCTACCTGGTACAACTCTAATGCACGTTCTTCATTAGCAACTCTGCCTTGTGCGTACCTGGAACCAGTGGTAACATCAACATCAAACTCGCTATCTCTAAGCGAACTGGCTGTACCAGGATTAAACTTTGGACTGCCTTCTGGGTTACCATCTGCATCATATACGCCCATCGGATCAAATTGTGTAAATTCAAATTGTCCTTCTGGATCACGTTCACGAATAGAACGTATTTCTTCATCATACGTAAGTATCATTTGCACCATAAACTCACCAATCTCTTTTGTAAGTCTGGATACTTCTTTATTGATCTTAAATCGTTGCCTGGTTTGACTTGCTTCCTGGAGAGCTACAATTGCTCTACCAGAGGTTACACCACCTGGTTTACGGCCTTGAGTTACATCATTTACACCAGTTACCGCTTCCATGTATTGACCAACCTGGACAATGTAATTCTGAATATATCCTGGTATTGGTGGTGGAGACTCAAAGGTTACATCTGTTGGATCTACAACAGTGATCTCTTCACCTGGTGATCCTGTAATTGGCCTGGACATTGCTCCTTTAGCTCGTTGCGTTACCTTTCTGATCGGAAAGCCCATACGCCTTATATTTTCATTAATAGCACTAAATGTCTCATTCATTGCTTTGGTCTGAGTACGTACCAGATCTGTTTCTCCAATACCCCAGAAGTTGTGAGGACTCTTATAGTTTGATACCATAAATACTGGCATTCTATATAACTCTAATGGTTCATCAACAATGAGCTTATCACCTACAATAACTGTATGCCTACCATATGGATATTTCTCTGTATCTGCTTCATTGCTATAACATTCAATTACTAACGCTACATCTGCATCACCAGTAGATGGATTATCACTTTGTAGTCCGCTGTCATCTGTCTTTTGAAATGCTTTGTAATCATCTAACTTGCCATCTGCACTGCATTTAATTCCATATTCTCTATAGATCTTTGATGTTTCCATCGGTACAGCAAATAAGAAGTATTCACCCGCTTGAAGATCCAGGTCATTAGCATATGGATGGGGTATAACAGAAAACGGATCAATGACCTGGATATCAAAACCTTTGAATGCACCAGTCTCACCAATTTGTGGTAATATCTGTATAAATCCATTACTATAGATCAAACTATCTTTTACTGCCTGTAAGATCTTACCATACAGATCAGACTCTTCAACGATCTGCTGGAACCTCTTTTGCATCATATCCGCAAAGTAAACATCATTCTTTTCTTTGGGCAGTATGTCTACCGTAGGTTGAAAGTCATTAATAATTGGTAAAATAGTCTCTACTACAGCTAATGGGAAATTAAATACCATCCTGGACTGGCTTTCAGTTCCTTTATTTGGTGCTGACCAATGTCTGCCATAATATAAACGCTCATTCTTACGCCATCTATCCGCTTGTTTCTCTCTGGCTTTCTTACTTCTATCCAGCCAATTACGTAACTGTGGTATACGTTCAGCTACATCTGCCACATCCTCTAATGCGTTTGGTTGATCTGCTGATGCGTAATAGTCCATTCCAGCCATATTAATTAATCTCCATTATAAATTATCCCATTGCGGTTGTGAGTGATCTACATCAACAATAATCTTATCAATAAACTGCTGAGTCTCTGTTCTGGTATCTTTCTTCTTCTGACTGGCAACTACCTCATTAACCAGATAACGCAAACTATCAACAGCGTGATCATCTTTTTTTAATGGTTTTTCTGGTTGGTTTAAGTCCATACGTGAAGCAGAAGGTTGCTCCCATTGATAGTTAACAAGCTCCCTGGATAGATTCTCACAGGACTTGTGTATATAGATCTTATTGTTCTTAAAATACTGCGTAACCTTATCAATACCACCTTGCACATCGTTAAATGCGTTTACAACAGGGATCTTTAGCTGTCTATAACGGTTACCAATTGTTTCTGGATCATCTTTCTTACCCGCACCAGTAGATGGATCAATAACGTATGTTTCATATCTTCCTTCGTTCAAGTATGCCTGGATCGCCCTGGCATGATACTCTACATCTTGACCAGCTTCGTAATGTTCACGGTACACCCAAATAGTATCATCCTGGTCTACTGCTCCCCACAATATAGCTGTTGGGTTTGTTCTTCCATGATCAATTGCAATAAACCTTCTCCACTCTGGAGCTACATCAAAATGATGCTTTACATGAATACTTGGCTCAAAGTCTGGATAGATCTGTCCTTCAAATGCATCCCAGGAGCCATATAAATATCTATTGATCCAGATCTCATTGTAATTCTTCATTAAACTATCAATGTATCCTTCTGGAAGGTTATCAATGTTCTCTTCTGTCTTAGCATTAAAGATAATATTCCCAGGTACTGGATCATGGATAAATCGATGCCAGATCCAGTTATGCCCAAGTGGGTTACCAGTGATCCAGCATTGCGGAGTGGCTACCGCTCTT